AAGTTGTAGTTACTCCTGTTTTAAATAAGTTGCCATCTAAATATTGATTACCATCTGGGTCAGTCCATAATCTACCTTTACCAGTCCACCCTTTATCTTTTAACGCTTTTTCTGCGGCAAGTGCTTTCATATAATCATCACTGCCACCTTTAAACTCATGACGCATAGAACCCATTTTTAAAATACTGTTAAAATTAAATACTCCGTTATCTACACCATCATTCATAAAATTAGCCAGTGCGTTTGTTGGAGTGCTACCATAGTTAGCATATTTTTTTAATGCATATCCCGGATTGTTACTATTATACAGAATATGATTCATGTACTGAGATGTTGTGTACTTTCTTTGTGGGCCGTAGTTGTAACTAACTTCTGAATCATCGCCCATAACCATTTTTTGTGTATTTAAAAAGTTTTTTATTCCGCCATTTAATTCTTTTAAAAAATTATTTTTATCTTTTTCTTGTGCAAATCCGTAAGCCATCCACGATGCCGCCGTGCCCATTGGAAAACCTCCACCAAAAATAGCACCCATCATACCAGTAACAAAAGCACCCATAGGGCCTCCACCACCGGGTTTACTGTAAATATCTGCTAAATTTATAGCACCTGTAGATACTGACCCTACATTTTTTGCAAAAAAACTCTGAGGGTCATTATTATTATTAGAAAAAAATTGTTTACCACTAGATGATGAAAGACCTTTGTTAGTATCATAATCTCTAAAGTTGGAAAGCATACCAGTTTGATTTTGATATATATCAACCGCCATACCAAAATCATCTATGTATAACTCACCAGTGCTTGCATCTCGCTTTAAGAGCTTGTTCATTTGTGCTTCAGCACTTAAATCTGTAACAGCACTTCCTGTAGGAACTGAAACTAAATCTGATTTTATAATCCCTTGTTCATCTTTTTGTTCATCAGTTGCTAATGCTTCTACATCTACGTTACCAGTTCTATTACCAGTATTATATAAATCTATAAATGTAAAATTTTGTGTTTGTGCTGTATTTTCTACTGACATATCTCCCTTTATTTTTCTACTGCGTTAACATCATCTCTGAGCCTAAGTAGTTGGCCCAGTAAAATTGCTTTCCCCTGGTTGCGGAACATTTCCTGTTCCGATTGTGCCATTACCAACGCCCGATGGGTCTTGTCCATTTCCATTTGGAGGTGTTCCTTGAGGGGTTCCCATTGGTTGCTGTTGACTAGGCCCTTGAGCTTCTCCAGTGTTTTCTTGTTGTTGTCCTGCATTTAAACCTTTCAACATTTCGGCAAAGATTGCCGCATCGTTAATATCATTTACTAAAGTCTCTGGGTCTATATCTTGTGCTATAGCTAACTCTCTTATTAGGTTAGGAATTTTAATAAATGGTGCTAACATTGGGTTAGCAACTGTTTGTAATAATGAAGTTAATCTTTGTGACCTAACTTCTTTTTGCATTACACTAGCCACTCCTCTAGGTTTTATTTCTAAGTCTCCTACAATCTCTGGATTGTTGGTATTAAACTGCATGTTCCATTGAAACATTGCTTCACCAAGTGGTTTCAATAGATAATCATCTATGTTTTTCATTACTGTTTTTATAGAAAGATTAGCTCCGCCCATTAGCATTGATAAGCCTGCGGCTGTTCTTCCTGTTCCAGATACGCCTGTTTGTCCATGCATAACAGAAGGTATACCTGTTTCTTCATCAGCAAGCTGTCTTGCTTGCATATACATCTGTAGATTTTCTGGTGCAGTATTAGGAAATTTTAATCCATTTATTGCGGTTCCTGTGACACCAGATTGTCGTCTAAAGATTTTTCCCGGAAAGATATCCATGTTCTGACCCGGAACTAGTGATGCTTCATCAACATCAAATACTAAGTTACCTGCTAATGCTAAGTTATCTATAGCCATTCTTACATGACCATTCATAAGTAGCTGTGCATCTTCCATATTTTCTGGAACACCCACGCCAAACATTTGATATGGATTTATTTCATATGGTAAAGCTTGATAAGGTATTCTTTGTGGTGTAAATGGATTAATA